TTCCTATTGCATCTATATCAATAGTTCCTGTAAGTGTTGCTTTATAAGTCTGCTCTACTCCATTTCTATATAAACTAAAAACATCAGAAGCTCTAGTAATTACAATATAATCATCACCAAAACTTGCACCTCCGTTTGTTTCTAATGTTATTGTTCCACTATCTACTTTAACAGTAATTTTATCAGCTGATGATATTTTAAACAATTCATTCGCTGTTGTATTATCTCCAATGAATGTTCCATTAGTTGTAGTAGGCTTCATGCTTATACCAAGAGTAAAATCTTCTGTAACACTTATCTGTAAAGTTGTTTGTAAATTACTTTTACTTGAACTATCAAAAGTTAATGCACCTGTTGAAACATTATAAATAGGCTGTTCATTTTCATCAGCTTGTATCATATTTATACTGTTAGTAGAGCTATCATCCCAAGAGGTTACATTAACACCTGTTACGCTTACACCTTCTTTATTTGCATACCAAGCCTCTAAACTAGATTCATTAGTTGGTGTCCAAGAAGAACTTCCAGCTTTATTACTAGACACTAAACTTAATCCTTGCTTTAAACTTAACATGATCTATTTATAAATCTCTGTAACCAATACCTACACCACTACTGAGTGTAATTGATTTAACATTAAAAAACAAGGTAGTTCCAGCAGGTAGTGTAGTTTGAAGAGCAGCTTCGCCTGTAACCCCATCAGCAGCTATAGATGATATAACTGACTGTACGGGAAAGTGTACGCAAAACCAATTTTTACCTGTTTGTGCAACAGTAGTAAAAACCTCTGTCCCTCCACCTTTACCTAATTGCATCATTAGTAGTGTGTTATCTGTGTCAAATGTAGTCATTTTATAATTTTATTATTTTATAATTATTATTGTTTTGTAAATATTGTTATTATAGAACCTAAAGTTACTGTGTATATGACCCACATTGCTCTAACCAGAACCTTTCTCATTGCCGTATTTCTATTTACCCTAGCAGTAACTCCTGTGTCTGGATTAAGCAACTTATCTGTAATCATATCTAATTTTGAGTCAATACTATTCATCTTACTATTAATAGAGCTTATATCTTTCTTCATAGAAACTAATTCTTCTTTTGTAGTCATTAAAATGTAGTTGTTTTAATAGATAGATTAATAAAAATTGAACTACCAGTACCACCTGTTTCTTTTATCATTGGAAATATAATATCTCCTGCCGCTAATGAAGAAGTAGTGATAGTTGTTTCTTGTACTCTTGCAAGTTTCGCATTACTACCTAGTCCAGTTACTGCTATTTCATCAATTACTATAGGAGTAACATTAGTTGAAACATTCTCCGCAGGAGTTACTTTACATATAGCAATAGTGATTACAGTATCATTGTTAGATGTAAGCCATCCACTAATAGATACAACTTTAGCAATTTCTGGTATAATACAACCCTGACCAATTCTGAAAAAATTTGTAGGAACTAAACTTCCTGAAGCAACAACACTATTTCCATAATCAACAGCCATTTCAAAAGGTGATTTAGTGTCTGCAATATCTTCTCCATATTTATAATTTGCACTCCCTGTAGAATAACCCTGCATCTGATAATTAGTAACCCCCATTAAGGCTTTACCCTGCCAAATCAGATTGCCATCATAAGCAGCAGCTGATGACCCATCACTCTTACTTAAAACAGTATCATTAATAGCATTTTCAAATCCCATTGGATTATGCCTATTTATATCAGTTAAATTCTTGTGTTCGTTTGAAGCCATTTATATATTTTTTAACATTCAGGACAGTAACTTCTCCAACTATCATAATTCATAGTAGGTCGTGAATATATACTGTCATACATTATAATCCCATGATTCTTATAGGTATTTGTGTTGCAAGGTGCATTAGCAGTATAAGTAGGATAGGAAGCACTATTATCTGCATCATTAAGAAATTCTATCATATCTTGCAAATATATCTCAGCTTTTCTGTATGTATCTTGCTTGTAAGCATTTAATTCAGCAGGGTCAATAATAGTAGCGAACTCATCAATATTATGAACAATACCCATACTGCTACTATTACTCTGAACTTCATTAATAACCTCAAATCTTGAAAACCAACACAAAGTTCTAATTAAGAAATCATCCATTAAGGTTTGATTAGCCTGTGTAAGACCTCCTACTGTTGGGAAATCACCAACATTGTTTTGAGTTTTTAACTCCTCATAAAACTTCTTTCCAATAGCAGTCTTTAAGTGAGCTAACTCAGAAAGTAATATGGTGTTTGTTGATATTAAGGCAGGGTCAGTATTGGCATTAGTAAAACTATTACTTATAACTTCTGCCGAAGTTGCTAGTGTTTTGTATTGATTTGTGTTCGCCATAGTTAGTCTTATTTTTCAGTTACTGTTAAATCACCTGCATTATCATCACCTATACCATCCGCATCATCATCTCTAGTTACAATAATTTGCTCTCTATCTGTTAAAAACATATCACCCTCCACTAGCATAGGTAAGTCCTCATCTAACAATCTTCTTTGCTCGTTGATTGTAAGTATTTTAGATGGGTCAATCTGTGTAGCAAAACTAATTGGTGGCTCATAATGAATTACTAAATCTTGAGGAAGGAATCCTAACTCTTTAAATAATACAGTTTTAATACCATCTAAAAGTAAATCTGAAGTGTCTTTAATTACAGTAGTCATTGCCAGGTCATAAGCAATTCTAATCTCACTACCAGTATTGTTCATTTTTCCACTTGATACTAATCCGCTTAATGATGGTTGCCATCTATGAGCAGTTACAATATTTTGGTCAGTTATTCTCTGCAAATCTGACCAACTACCATCATTATCATCTTTTATTATAGAAACATTTGCTGGACTTTGATCACCATTCTTAACGATAAACATAATTTTACCATTATTACCAGCACCAACAAATTTCTTCTGAGCCTCGTGTACTAATTTCTTTGCTTCTTCCTCACCCATATCTCCACTAATCTCAACGATTGCAGATGGTTGGAAGCCATTTTTAAATTTTGTGTGATTCCATTTTCCAATCTCATAATCTACAGCAATATGCTCTAAAGCAGCAACATAATCAGGTAATCCGTAAAATTGAAATGTAGGCTCGTAATCATTAAACTCATATACAAATCTATTACCTTTAACTTCAGGGTAAAGAGGTATAGTGCTTAATTTACCCTTCATTGTATTGTACTTTGCCCAATCAGGATGCACATATACTTTTTTCTTGTTCTTAGACATTCTAACAGTAGTTGCATCTATATGGTATAGATTCATGCCACCATCATATAAAACTCCCTCTAAGTAAGCATTTCCAAATGTATAATAATCATCTGCTAACTTTTTAAAAATCATTCTTAACGATTCTCCATCAGCATTAACATCTTTAATGTATTGTAATACATCTTCATTGTTACTTACAAATTTAGCACCACTAGTAAATATTGTTTTTTGAGCTAACACACTCCTATGTGTTGATGATTGTCGCTTTAATTTAGCTAAATATTGAGGAAACAAGTTGTCATTACCAAATGGAACAAACTCAGTTAATACTTTAGATAAATCTTGAGGTTCTTCTATGCTTTGGGGTACTGATAAATTAAAAACCCCAAATTCAAAAGTATTACTCTTTTTCGTTTGAATACCCTTTACTTGACTTTTCTGCTTTGATTGCTTTCTTTGACTCATCTTTAGTTTTTGTAGTTGATAATTTTTCTACTAATTTTTTCAATCCTAAATCTTCATAAGCGTACGCTAACTCATCTTGAGTTGCTGTAGACCACTTAATAACAAAACCATCTTTATATGTTCTGCCAGATATTTTTTTTGCTTTATATTTTGCCATTAATGTATATATCTTTAAGTGTGATAAATCTACAATATTTTTTCCGCAATCACACATATTATTAGAAAGATATTAATAGGAAAATGTTATAAACTTTTTACGAAACAAGTTCAACCTAAAAATATATCTTTAATTATTACTATGCTCCTGTTGTTGCAGTTAATGCAGCTGTATCAACAGTAATTGTACCTATATATTTTCTAGGTAATTCAAATTGTCTTGCCATTAAATTAACAGTAATACCACTTTCATCAGAATAAGCAGCTCCTGTACCACCTTCAATAGTAGACATATTTAAATAAGTTTGACTTTTTGCTGCTACATCCTCATTAGCATACTTTTCACTAACTCCAATAACCCAAGCGTTATCATTAGTATCAATCGCTATTCCCATCATACATTGATCAAGAGTTTCTTGCATTGCGTGAAAAGTAGCACTTTCTAATTGAGGAACCATAAATGATAATCCACATTCAAAAGCAGTTGAACCATTTTCTTTTGTTCCATTTATTGTTAATGCTGGTGTTTCGTTTTTAAACTCATAAACGAACCAAGCAGCATCACCTCCAGACTGAATATTATCAATATCCCATTCTCCAGCTCCTGAACCATAGGTAATAACATCAGCAGTTTTCCAACTTCTTAAAAGGATCTGCTTTATACCACCTGTTGATTGTAAGTTTGCACAAACAACCCCTATACCTGTATCTATT